CTCTAGGTTCTTTCGTACAACATCCTTGTCTGCTCCCCATACCTCAATGCGATCTGGGTAGATGAACAGGAACGCCACTACGTCATAGTCTTGTTCAGTGCGGATCTGTTGGAATTTGAATCCTCCACCATTCCATATGGTAGATCCTTTGATCTCCACTCGTACATTGCCATTGACCACGCGGTCGTGACCCGTGTTGGATGGCTTACTCACAGGGAATCCTAGTTCATTGGTGCAGTACTCTTCGAATATATTTTCGAACGCTGCGCCTTTGGACTTGGATGGCATGTTGCGAAAGATGGCGAACTCTGAGTTCTCATATAGATCAACGCGGCTGCTTTGCTTTGCAACCGCGTTGATGTGTGTGTCATAGGACCGGATGTCCTCTTGAGTGATTGTGTTGTTCATTGTCTTCTACGTTACGAGGGAAAGGACAGGCTTATCGGGTGGGACGATGATGCCGGTGATGTGGGACTTGTACTGTGCTACGACTTCTTGGGATGGAGGAGTAACAAACCCCACGAAGGAATCTGCGACCTCCACCCCTTTGTCGTATGCCTCTGTATAAGGCAACCATTGCATGAATCCCATCGACCCGTTAGGTTCCTGAACCAATATAAGTGGCTTCGTTAGAACATGCCGATTGGCTGTACTCTCCGAAGAATCCTTATAATCACAAAGAATTTCCTCACCCGAGATGAGTCGAACGATCTGAATATTCATATCAGCCATCAATCGTACTAGTTGTTGTAGTTTCTTCTGATTCCATCGCAGCCATGTCTACCTCTTCGCCAATGCGGTTGTACTCATCGAGACATGCATCGACTGGAGTGAGACAGGACACAACGTAGGACTTGTCGAGGGTGACTGCACCTTCGGTCTGCTCGTTTGCATAGGGAACCCACGGAAGCAACATCAGGGAACCTGTGCCGTCTGAGGACGGGACGAGGACCGCTGGTTTCTCTAGGGTGAATGCATCACTTGTCTCTGTGATGTTTGCTACGACCACCTGACCCCCGTGGGTCATTACGATCTTTACTTCTGCTTTGTTCTTCTTTGTTGGCATTTTTCACATTCTCCTTGTGCTTGTTTTTGCCATTACCAAAAATCTTATCCCAGTTTTCACTGTACTTCGCCTGATCTACAGGTCTGTATCTACTACCTTTTCCTGCTGATCCGTTTACCATACCAAGTATATATCCAGTCCGCAGAAGGTTGTCAACAACTAAAATTGAGAGTGAAACCCGGTAGGGCAACCCCTCTTAACATCGTTTATCTTACAGTGAAAACTATGTCAAACACTGGCTTTGTTTTTAGTCAACTTGGTTTGACCCAGAGTCTATAAGCATGACTTCTACATATTATAATGATCCTTTAGGTGGATCAGACCATCCATATAATTATTCTTGAAGGAGAATACCATCGACCCAGACTTTTTTAGCATTCTTCTTCTTGGTAGTCTTCTTCTTCTTCTTGGGTGTAGAAGGAGGGGTCGATGTATCCTGCTCATTGGGAAGCCATGTCCCGATGGTGATGCTGTCGATCCAATGTTCTAGATGTGTTCCTTCAATCATTTTGTGTCATCTCCTTGTTGACTTTGGACCAGTAAATTTTTGTGCTGGTCTTCTTGAATCCATTTGGCCCGCCATTCCATATGCGAGCGAGGTCTTCGTTTGTGGGTTCGTGACCCAGACGTTTTGCTGTTGCGTACCGTGCTGTGTATCGACGGAAAATTTCTACTGAGTAATCGAGATCCTTGCAATCTTCATAGGACTCACCGGGTCGCTGTACGTCCGTCCAGGCGATCCTCCAGATCTGCAAGGGACCGAGAGCGTTCCCACCATCACCAAGAGGACAGTCGGGACCGGGACACTGCCCAGTCTCCACCTGCCAGACGGCAGACTCCAAGGGAGTCAAGGATGTGCTGCCGACTGGATTGGTGGATCCCGTCTGATGAGAGAGAGATTTGATTCCCGTACTAGATGTTAGTACGGCGATTGCTACAATTGATGCTGCGCCAATAATCATTCCGTTTACCATTTCTTTCAGTGAGTCTCGCAGAAGATGTCGATGATGCGACCCGCGACTACCCGACTGCTCTTCTTGCTGCTGTTGCCCTTGATGAAGGCGTTCTTGATTCGGGTCATCGACGCATCATCTTCTAGTCCATCGAGTCCGTCGAATTCGACCTTGAGGTTTCCCTGCACGATGAACATTTCGTCATATCCATCAGAGTCAGTGGTGCAGAACTTATCCTTTTTATAGGATCGGCAAGCAACCTCAAAATCCTTGTTGACATTTTCGTCGTTCCAGTTATTCCAGAAGGAGTAGCGAAGGCTCTTCAACTGATGCGAGTCGTGGAGTCGGATACCGATTGTAGTGCAACCGGTCTTGTCCTTGAGCATACGAAGGAGTGTATCGGTTTCGGCAAATCGTCCGTTTCCATTCACCTTGTAGGTTCGCTTGCTTTTCTTGTCGCGGACGATACAGTCACCAGCGTAGTACCCTCCACGACCGAGCATCCCATGACCCTCACCATCCGTGAGGAATGTGGCGTTGACAACCTGAACCCCATGCGCCTTCTGGAACTGGGGGATGATATCCATCGCACACAGTACCGCTTCATTGAGCGGAGTGCATCCGAGGGCGAGGCAGCGAGGGACGGCGGATCGCCAGTCGTAACCTACACTAACATGGTAGTATAGGTTGGAGAGAGCGGTCTTGAATTGCTGATTGTTCATCTTGCTGCTCAGGAAGTTATAGAGACAGAAGTCGTGTGGTTGACAATCCTGCTTGTCATCCCTATTGAACTGGTTGGACGTTATCCTAACGGGATTGCCGTACTCATCGTTGGTTTCAGTGTATAGCAGGTCGGGGATGTTGGATGAGAAGGCATAGACCTCATAGGGGATTCCTGCTCGCTTGCAGAATTCGACCAAGATGATCAACTGTTCCACTGTGTCCTTGAGGATGCAATTCATCGAGGAAGACCAGTCAAGGAACATGACGATGCCGTGGCTCTTGCCGTCAGCATGGACTTCGTTCTTGAGGAAGATGTCTTCGCTCCAACGATAGTTGATCATCGTAGTGGTATCGAGGATGCCCGTCTTTGCAATGTCCGTTCGCTTGTCTGCGTCCGCGGCTTGCTTCATCTGGAACTGCTGCACCATATGGTTCACTGTCGGACGCGAGTTGTTGAGGAACTTCTGGAGATTGCTGTTAGATTCTCGACGAGAATCATTCCGGTGGCTTCGATCATCGGTGTTGCGTTCCTTCTCCAACTCGATCACTTTACGATTCGAATCTTCCCACAGACCTTCGATCTGCTTGGGAGTCACGATAATGTTGTCGAGGTTTGTGGTTGGGAGCGTGACGTATTGAACACGTTTTGCATCATCCTCGCGGAGATCCTCAACGCCCTTCTCAAAGGCGCGTTGAGTGGACCCAGCGGTCATCGGATCGTTGGAGTAGGACTCGTAGGAGAGGTCGCTAGGACCGTTACCGTCTTGACCACCCTCACCGGCGGTAGAATCAGCAGATTCGCCATCGTCGGTATCGTCATCCATGCTCTGGCCAGAATCTTCTTCTTGACCATCATTGTCGTTATCATCGCTACCAGCGCCGTTGCCGCCTTCTTCGTCACCTTGATCTACAGAAAAACCAATTCCGTTTCCATCACCATCAGAGTCAGAAGAATTGTCGCCTTCTTCGTCTTCTTCAGGTTGTTGCTCAGGCTGATTCTGTTTCTCGTCGATGAGAAGATCCGCAGCGAGTTCCATAACTTCCTCAAAGGTCTTCGTGGTTGCCATTCGATCCACATACACCTGCTCGTCGCTGGTGAATGGAACATCGATGTAACCGAACAAACCCAACTTGAATTGAAGATTCAAGCGGTCGATGAGAGGAAGATCCTTGATCGTCTTGTCTTTGAGTTCGAACAGATCGCGGTCGAGTAGTTCCTTGTACGCTTGGGCGAAGTCCCGACGAATGCCGGGGAATTCTTCTTTGACCATTCGCTCGATGCGAGCGTCTTCGGTCACGTTCAGGAACATATGACGCATCTGAGCATCGGGACCAGTACCAACCCAGTCTGCCCAACCTTCGGCTGGTGTATGCAGTGCGTGGGAAATTTCGTGACCCACCAGCATGTCATAGAGTGCGTTGCTCATGTCTTTCCAGACAGGCAAGCACAGGGTGCGTTGGTTGGTATCGAAGTACGCAGTCTGGGCATCGGCACGATGCTCGACGTTGATATCCTCGCGTGCCATAGCACGGGCGAGGATGTCTTTTGAAGCGGTCTTCACGGTAGTGAGGTTCTCAATCATCCCCCGTATTATACCACAAATGGGCTGGTGATCAAGGGGTAGGATCGACTATTTTGAGAGATTTTGGCATATTTTATTATCGGACGTAGGGGAGGGGGTCTGGCGGGGTCAGGAGGGGGGTACCCTAACAGAACCCTAACAAACGAAAACACCCCCACGGATCTCTCCGCAGGGGTGCTTATCGGGAAGGGTATCCCGTTTGAATCAGAACGAAAGAGCCAGTTGAGTGGTAAGGAGATATTGACCATCGTCGGTCGATCCGTTCCAGCCA